CTTGGTCAGATCCGTTAGATCTTGGATATTGACATTGAGAAGGTTTGCATCAATACGTTCAGCAATTTTCTCCTCTGCCATCTCCATTGTAACGTAAAGCACATTGTGTCCGTTAAGCAAACAGGCGCTAGCCATATGACACATGAATAGAGACTTACCAACGCCTGTCCCAGCAAGAGCGACATTAAGAGTCTTATTAGGAAGACCGCCTTTCGTAATCTTGTTGAAATACTCAAGATCAAACGGGATACGGTCTTCCTTGCGGTGGTAAGACTCATAACGTGCTTCATAATCTTCAAGGTAGTTGTGTCCGATATGATTATCGAATGATACTGCTAGAGCATCAGAGAGAATACTTGGAATCGCATCACGATTCTTTTTCTCATCTCCACCATCAGCAATGTTGATGGACTCCATGAGAGCCAAATAAATGGCACGATCACGACACCACTTTTCAGTAGTATCAAGCAACCATTGCTTATCAACAGGAGAATCACTGAAATTACCAGTGATCTCCCGTGATTCTTTAACCTCAGTTTCACTGAGATCTGTGCGGTTTTCTAATTCAATTCTAAGTGCTTCAGTTGTGATAGCAGAACCATACTTGACAATGAACTGAGTAATTTCTTCAAATATAACTTTTTCAGTTCTTTGTTCGAAGTAATCTGGTTTTAAGAATGGAATTACCTTCCTGGAGTATTCTTCATTATATACAAGGTTTCTGAGAATAGTAGTCTCAATTCGTTCCATAGGAATAGTATTGTTTCGCGGCAGCATCAAGTTGCTGCATTACTTCAGGTGTGAAATAAGTTTCGGGGTCTTTGAGAATTGCTTTAGCATAGACTTTTTTGCCGTCGATCTCATAACGTCCTGCGACATTTTTCCAGAGACCGCCCAATTCACCGAGCTCAAGAAGACCATAATATCGATCAAGACCACGCTCATCATAATACAGACGTACCGTAACATCTTGGTTCTCCTTGCTTAAACGTGACTTAGCAGTCTTAGCCTTGATAAGGTTTCCGACGATTTCAGTTCCGTCTTTCTCCTTCCTCTTGCTGAGATGGATGATAGTAGAAGCAGCATACTTAAGACCGCTACCGCCTCCCATCTCCTTTGTAGGAACATAAGCGCCAATGACATCGTAGGTGTGGTTAGTGACAATCATGGGAATGTTTGCCTGACCCAACTTGAGTGTGAGCATACGGAACGCACCTTTAATAAGTTGGGATTTGGTCATGTCCCGAACTTGCTTGTCGTTGAGTGCGTCAGTAATCTCCTTCTCAGTGGAAAGCATACCTAAAGAGTCTAACACAAACATACAAGGTTTGCGCTCTTCTACAGGTTTTTTTAAGTATATGTCTACTGCCTTGAGTGCCTTGCTACGAAACTCTTCAACAGTAACAACGTTGACTACAACTAACCGAGTAAGGTCAATACCCCTAGATTCAAGTAGGGACTTGTTGACGGCAGCCTCAGTATCAAAGTAGAGACAATAACCATCGGGGTTAGTATCAAGAAAATTCTTAACCACAGCGAGAGAAAAGAAAGTCTTTCCAGTAGAAGACTCTCCAGCAATAGCAGTAATCTTATTCCCAGATACACCACCAAATAGACTACCTGAAACCAGTGCGTTAAAAATGTACGAACCTGTATCCACATAAGTTTCGGTCTCGTCGATGTCTGCTGCTAGTTTAGTGTAGTCATCACCAATTTCTTTTACAATATCTTTAAGAAAGTCCATAATCTTTTTTCCTATAGTTCATTTTCCAACACCAAATTTTATTGTATAGTGGTGTTGCATCTTCTCCGTATCTTTTTAATGATTTAAGAATTAAATCAATCTCATCTTCACTTAAATTTTTAAGCGACCATACCATACTGCTCCCTCAAAATTTTCTTGTAGGGAAGATCTTGCTCTCGCAATTCCTTCACCAGTTTGAGTTTTTGATACAGAGCAGTATCACCACCGAGAGACATTGCTTTCACGATAGTAGCAAGCTCATTGTCATTAATAGGAAGATCCATTAAAAGAAAAACGATTCTAGGTTTACAGTTTTTTCGACGCTCCACCCAATAGCATCAAGAATAGATTTGAGTGGTTCAACAAAACTCTTTTCAAATTGTAGATCATAGTCCACATACTTGTCAAGGTTTAGTTCTCTAGGAAAATCTTGAATGAATGAGATCACATTTTCCTGGATAATATTTGGTTTTTTGAGATAGAGAAACTTAATTTTTTCACCATTACCGATGAGTGAATATTTATTTGTAAGTTTTTTCTCTTTCACATAGTGATTAAACAGAAGTGCTCCACGACAGTGAATTGGAGTTCCCTTCACATAGATGTCTGATGAAGATTGGTATTTACGCACGTCGGAAGCAGTTCTAGGGAAAGCAATTTGCTCTGGTGGTAAAGCCTTGAATTCAGATCGGCACTTATCGATGAAGTCAATCACATCATCTTCTGTGCCACTCATCATCAGTTTAAGACCATCCTTAATCATCTGGCGACAAGGAGCAGGAGTGGAGGATTTAACTGCCTCAATACCCATCATCTTTAGTTTGGGTTCGTTGTATTGAACACCCTCACTATTCCATACGTTGAGAATGTATCGCTTCTTCGCAGTCCAGATACCACGTTCGGCAATATTCTCACGCTTCATGAACATCATTTGGTCATATGCCGAAACGTAGTTCGCAAGTTCCTGATAACTGGACTCGATGAATGGTTCCAACTTGTCTTGACAGATCTTATCAAGTATTCCAACAATCTTTGTTTTATCACCAGACTGATTACTAAAAAATTTAGTAACAAGAGGTCCCATATTAAGATAGATTGAATCAGTGTCAGATGCGATGACATAATCTTCCGCCTCTGTTTTTAACAGATTATTTAGATATTGGTTCATCTTGTTCTCAATCCAGCGGATAGAGACTTGCCCAGATAGAGTAATCGCTTCTGCGTTTGCGAGTTTGTAATATCTAAAATACTGATTACCGATAGCGCCATAAGCAGAGTTAAGCTGAATCTTACGAGCCATCTGGATATTGTTACACCGTGCGATTTCTTTCTCAAGATCTTTTGTAGGTGTCTTTTCATACTCCTGTTTGGCAGCAAGCATTTTCTTCTTATAGACGGTTCGATCCTTATAGATCTTTTCCATCAGTTCTGGAAGGAATCCACGAACATCCTTTCGGAACATGGCACCGTTGGCACATACCGCATAGTCTTTGTACAACTCAAAAGTAAGTTCCTGATTTAGGATTTTCTCAACAGTTGCGCTGGGATGTCTTTCCTCACAGAGGGTCTCTGGCGAGATGTTGTACTGCATAATAAGGTGAGGGTACAGACTATTAAGGTCAAAAGACACAACCCAATCATACTTTCCAGGAATCGGTTCCTTGACGTATGCTCCTGCATATTTGGAATCCTTGTCGGTTCTTTCCTTTGGTGGGATAACAATATCCCTTTTCTTTAAGTAGTTATAAATGATCGTGTCCCACATGCGGACTTGATAAAACACATCTTCATAATTCACCTTGGCATCATATGCCATAGTGAGAGCAAGTTCAATAAGTTTCATCTTGTCTTCCAGGCGGTCAACAAGTTCTACGTCAATAATGTTGTATTCTACAAACTTCTGCCAACCATTAGTATAGAAGTCTTTGAAAGTATCAAACTCACTGTGATCTAGTTTCTTCTGACCCAACTCCACACTCGCAATGTGGTCCAGGCGATAACTCTCCTGGTTGGTGTATGTGAATTTCTTGTAGAGATCCAGATAGTCCAACTGAGAAACACCACCGATATCGTAGGAAATATTCTTACGACCAGCAATATAAGTTTCCAGTTCGGTAACCAATCCCCAAGGAGAAATACGCTTCATCAACTTCTCACCAAGAATACGATCAAGGCGACGAACGATATATGGAATATCGTACAACTTACTGTTCCACCCAGTAATAACTTCTGGAGTGTTATCCATCCACCAGTGAATGAAATCGTTTAGGAGATCGTACTCGTTATTGAACTGCTTGTAGTAATGATTACCCTGCTTGAGTTTGAAAGGACCTTTTCCCCAGGTGATAATCTCCTTAGAAGAATAATCCTGAAGGGTAATAAGAAGGATTTCCTCAGCAGCAGACTCTACATCTGGAAAACCATTCTCAGACGCAACCTCAATATCAAGAGTTGCTAGTTTAACCTTATCAATATCAAACTTGATTTGTTCCTCAGGATACTTGGCAGAAAGATATTGATAGACATACCGATCATTGCCGTAGATTTTGAATCCTTCTACGCCATCATACTTCTTGATAAAATCTCTACACTCACGAACTGATCCAGGTTCAATAGGTTCTACATACTCACCATTCAAAGTTTGATATCTAGTTTCTCTTTTTGAAGGTACAAAAAGGGTCGGGGAAAACCTCTCACGGGTCATGAAATGCTCGCCATTATCATAACCACGAACGAGGAAGTGATCCCCGACCATCTGGACGTTTGTGTAAAAGCGCATTATGCAGTTAGTTCAATATATTTGGACAGAAGTTCTTCTGTTGGATCAGCAAGAGTTAAGATCTTGTCTGAGTTTATCATAAAAGTGTCCTGATTGCTATAATCACAAAGGAAAGGTTCCATTGTTTTATCAGAACGTAATACAAAAGGATTCGTAATCTTGCAGTCTGGTTGCCCAATATCGGCACCAACCTCTACAATCTCACTGATTAGATATGTATTGTTAATCAGTGCCAGAATCTTTACCAATCTTTCCATTAGTCTTCTCCAAATACATTTCTTTTATATCATCGATTGGTTCAACCATCGTTACAACCCAATCAGTGGCAACTGCCATCCTTTCATCCTCTGTAAGTAAAATCCAAGGAGAAAGAGTAACCTCAACAGAATCAGGATTTATTTCCTCATCTTCTTTGAGAAGCATGGGACGATTGAGGCGAACCCTGTGTGGTTTATAGAAAAAGAATCCACACAGTTTATCCTCAATGAGGATTTCTTTAGCGTCTGTAATTACTTGCTCACCAGACTTCAATAGAGCGAGTTTGATTGCCATTTAGTAGTTCATTCCTCCATACATTCTATCAATAGAAAAGGGAGGTGTCAACTGGATTTTGCCAGTTACCTCCCCGCACAGCATAGCGCCGACGATATTCATTTTTATTTATCAGGAAGTATCAGGGTAGAACGGCGGCGAGCGTTCCCCCAAAGAAAAGAGTCATTACTGTTCCAAATGTTAAGGCGGCGGTGGTAAAGTGCATCGTCTCCTCCATAGGTCTAAATTATATAGTGATTATGTATCATAGTGATACAAAAATCTGTCTCAACCGCTACTGATTTCTGCTCAATTGTATTGGTTTAAAGATAATCTTTACGTTGATGATGCTCTGGAACGATTTTTCCAAGAACTACCGAAAGTAACCCATCCTCAAATGTAACTGATCTAACTTCCGTTTCATCTGATAGGGTCCATGCTCTGGTGAAAGATCGTTGAGCCACTCCTCTATGGAGATATGCTGTGTTTGTTTCTTTATCTTCTTTTTGTCCTTCGACAAAAAGTTTTCCGTCTTGTGTGTAGACATTGACTTCTTTCTTCTTGAATCCTGCTAGTGCTAACTCAAGCCTAGATTCTACATTACTAACTTGAATTAGATTGTATGGTGGGTAGTTACTTGTAGTCTCGTGCAGCGTCGAGAGACGATCGAAGTAATCATCCATTCCAATACTGTATTTATTTATACGATCTAACAGGGCAGGAATGTCCGCAGTGTGAAATTTCATTAAGTTAGTCATGTGACTTCTCCTTAAAAAGCGAGTTTGTGTTGTGTGGACCCCGAAGGCATCCGTATATAATTATACAAGAAACACAAAAAAAGCGGGTGTTGAAACCCGCTCTCCTTTATTCGGTTTTTTACACATAGTTGATATTAAGAACTAATCTCCTAGGGGAATCTGTACATGTAGATCCCGTATGATATGTACTTGAGGGAAAAGTTACTAATCTATTTTTTACCGAATTTACTTTTTGTTCAGTATTTTGGAATTTAGTGTAACCATTATTAGTGTTCAAATAAAACACTGACGTTGTATGGTCATCAAATTCATTATCTACATGATACCCATGTTCAATAATTTTGGGTGTGATTGGATTTAAATTTAATTTTATTCTATGTAAAGATTTTATATTCATTCTATCCAAAAGGGGGATGAATAAATCAAACTCTTTGCTAGTAATGGTATTATCCCTAAAAAGAGTATGTCCAAACTGAAAGTTATATTTCAAATCTTCCAAAAACATATGATCATCGAGAACTCTGGACCAATACCAAGGAAAGTATGATCCAGATATTTTTTCGATTATTGGTTGTAAATGTTCATCATCTAAAAAATTATCAATTATTTTCATTTATTATTCTGCTTCTTCTACTCTTTTTTTCTTAGAACCAATGTTGTACTTGGTTTCCAGAATCCAATCGTTCTTATCCTTATAGGCAAGAACCTTGATCTGGTTCAGGGGAGCAATATCCTGAATCTTGGTGACATCCACAATACCAATCAATCCCCAGTCAGCAAGCAACTGAGCGATACGATTACGTCGTTGGACATCATTCACAGTAAGGTTTGCGTGCTTACCGTCAAGGGCAAACAGTTCCTTAAAGTGAACGAGATAATATCTACCTTGCTTGTGTAAAATATGGCAAGACTGATAGATTTTCTTTTCCTTTCGTGATGCGACTCCAATACGAGTCAAAGTTTCGCGTACTTTCAAAAAGTCATCGGGTTCGTTAAGAACCACTTCAACCATTTGATCGGGCGTCCACTTCACTTCAGGTTCTTGAACGACACTCATTTCTTTCCTCCAGTTTCAAATTTCGATTTAATAAAATTAAGTTGTTCTTCTGTAAGAATCCTCAAAGCTTGTTTTGCCTTTTCATTACTATAACCATAATAACGTTTGACATAATCAAGATCTTTGATTTTATCTTGTCGGAGCCAGGGAGAAAATCTCTTCTTTTTCCTCAGACTATTTAG